GTTCGAAGGTGACATCTGGATCGGTAAAGATGAAGAGTGTTCTTGGTGTGGCGGTAGTGAAGACAACGAAGGCCGTGAAGTTGTCCATCATAGAATAATGGGAACCCTGTACGGAAATTTATATAAATGAGTATAGGGATGTTGGGTATTCTCGCAATCTTTCTGTGTCCTATGGTATTTGGCGGTATTACGATGTACTACTCCCATAAAACCATACATAAAGAAACACTACATAGGTGGAGAAAGAGTAAAGGTTTAACTTTGTCAGAGATGGAGGATTGATGACAGATAATGATGTACGGTGGAATAAAATCACCGGAATGAAAGTAGGCGATACTTTGCCTGAAGTAACTTTTCAGACACGAGTACGTGATGATGAGATAGATGGTCCTAACCCATATCGTTGGGAAGAGACTACGATGACTGACTACACAGAAGGTCGTCGTATTGTAATCTTCTCTCTACCAGGCGCGTTCACACCGACATGCTCTACGATGCAACTTCCTGGATTTGAAGAGAAGTTTGATCAGTTTGTCGATCTTGGTGTCGATGATATCTATTGCATTTCTGTCAACGACTCATTCGTGATGAACGCATGGGCACGTCAACAAGAACTCAAGCGAGTCAAAGTGATCCCAGACGGATCTGGACACTTCACTAAAGAAATGGGAATGCTTGTTGACAAAGACAATCTAGGATTTGGACACCGTTCTTGGAGATATGCGATGGTCGTCACCGATGGTGTGATCGAGGCATTGTTCCGTGAAGCGAGTATCCGAGATAACGCGGATGATGATCCGTATGAAATGACCACCCCTGAAAACCTACTTGGGTATTTGCGCAATGCAATACCACAAGCAGAAGAGGTGGCATAAAAAGATTTAAGGACTGTTGACAAACGGTCCCTAATGTATTATAATATACACATAATTTTGGCGAGTAGTTCAGTTGGTAGAACGCATGACTGTTAATCATGTTGTCGCAGGTTCGAGCCCTGCCTCGCCAGCCATTTTGCGAGAGTGGTGGAATTGGTAGACACGCTGGTTTTAGGTACCAGTGCCGCAAGGCGTGAGAGTTCGAGTCTCTCCTTTCGCACCATTTATTATGATCAAGTGAGGGTATTATGTGTGGCGTAATTGGTGTATATCTGACTGATATTGTCGAGGAAGATATTAACCTAGTTGATCGTATTTTTCGACAAACCATGATCCGTGGTAAGCATGCCACTGGTGTAACTTATGTGACACAGCATGGTCTGAAGACAATTAAAGAACCAGTCCCCGTCACCGAGTTCCTAAAAGACCATAGCATCAAAGACTTCGTTTTTAACGACTCACTGAAGTTGATCGGTCATATCCGATATTCAACCTCAGACCTTCGATACAACCAACCATTTCAGGGTAATGGAATTTCTATTGCTCATAACGGTGTCATCTCTCAGGACCCAGAAGTTTGGGAATATGAGACTCAGACGATGAATGATTCCGAACTGATTCTGCGTTGCATCGAGAAAGGTGATCACCCACTAGATACCTACAAAGACAGAAGTATGTCTGTAGTTGCGCTTGAAGAGGACCGACTCCACGCTTTCCGTAATCACGAAAGACCCTTGTGGCGAGCAGAAAGATGGAACGGTTACATATTCGCTTCGACGCGAGACATTTTCGTTCGCTCCGGACTTACCTTTGGCATTTCAAAATGTGACCCTATGGTCCACTATAAGTATGACGTGAGCAGTTCTTTGATCGCCGACCAAACATATTATGATCCACAATTGGAAGATCTACAATGCTGATTCGATATACTAAAGAGCAAGTTGAGTCTCTCTTAGAATCGCAACCAGAGGGGCAAAATACCAAGTTCTTAAAGTCTGCCCACAACCTTTGGTTTCGTTTTAAAAACTACGAAAAACAAGCGCCCTTTGTCCTCGAAGATAACGGGCAACCCGTCGCTCTTGTTTTCATAACATTTAGTGCCCGAAGCAAGTATGCTAACTTGTATGAGATTGTTACCCTTGAGGGTATGGAGGGCAATGGGTATGCTTCTAAAGTTTATTGGGAAGTGATGAGTGAGGCACACAGACAGGGGATGCAGAGACTGAAGATGTCTTGCACACCTAGTTCAGTCACTTGGCATAAACGCAACGGGACACTCTTCTGGGGTGTCGACCCTTCTGGTTCTCTTCGCTGTAATGTCCCCATTTTCCCCAACCTACATGAGCAACTAACATTCCGAGAGTTGGCAGTAAAAGATCCGGACTCAGCGTTGCCTGACTCAAAGGTGAGAGAGCAGTTAAAGTCAGACTCTCTTGAGTCTCATGGGTTCGGTGCAAAGAAAACCGAGAAGGTCGAGAAGGCGATTAATGACGTTGGTGACTACTGGTTGCGTGACGCACTATTTAATGAAAACACATTGGAATCTTTCTTTTGATTGACTATCGCGAAAACCGTAAGGAAGCGTTCGTTGATTGGTTCGGTAAGTCTCTAGAAATAGAAGACTGTGACTCCGCACTGTTCATGACGAACTACTTCTTTGACCGATTCGAATACAACACAGAGCAGAGACTTTGGTTGTCTTGGTTATACGGGACAACATACTACTGGCCAACTTCCTATGTGGTCTGGAATGAATTCCCTGATATGGAACTCGTTGGCGTCGAACGGCTCACCGAGTGGAACAACGAGAACTACAAACGTCTCCGGTATCAGACTGACACTAAGTGGAACAAGGGACACCTACCGTCACAGTTTACCTCATACAAAGAGTTTGTTGGAGAGCGAACGCAACGTGAGGCGTTGACCGAGAACTTTGTAGGTGATCCGACCAAAGACTTTTATTCGCTTTGGGAAACAGTAAACTCTTGGCATAAGTTCGGTCGATACTCTTCATGGTTCTATATCCAGACGCTGAAGCAGTGCTGCAATATTGACGTCGACGTAGATAGTTTGTGGTTGCATGACTACAGCGGTTCTAGGTCTCACCGCAATGGGTTGTGCTATGCGGTAGGCAAGGAAGAATGGATCGACCAAAAACTCGAACAAACTCAGGTCGATTTTCTAGAGTCTGAAGGACGGGAGTTACTTGCGGAAGTGAAGCAACAATTCCCTAGAGTAAAGGGAACCGCAGACTATTTTGCTATGGAAACCGCGCTGTGTTCTTTTAAGAAGTTGTTTCGAAAACGAGACGGTAGGTATCTTGGATACTACCTTGATAGGCAGGCCGAAGAAATTAAGAAGGTCGAGAAAGACAATTGGTCTGGAATTGACTGGAAACCAATGTGGGACGCTAGGCAAGAAAAAATACCAGTAGAGTACTTGACAAACTCGATTGATAAGAGTAGAATGGAGTTATTCTTGGATACTGGAGATTTCGATCCCCGTAATCAATCTATAGGTTTAGAGGCATTTTATGGAATTAATTGAAATTAATGGTCGCTCTTGGAAGAAGTACAAGGGTGACGAAGGGCAGGATGTTTATGTTGCCCAGTTTGTAGAACCACAAGAAAAGATCTTGGGGCAGTTCGCGAACGAAGAATCATATGATATTTTAGTTGATGGGGATACTGATTTCTATCTTCCATCAGGTAATGCGATGTTCAACGACACTCCGATCGAGGATGAGTCTAATGTCGCGTTCAAGTTTCGCAAAAACGTATTCACACAAGACGAGCAAGATGGTGCGTTTGAAGGGTTATTCAGTGCCGCGATAGAGTCTAACAACCGAGGTATGGCAGCAGGTCCACGCGAAGAAACTCAGGGCAACCGTGATTGGGTGACTGGGTTCCAGCAGGACGTTCTTGCTTGGTATGAGCAGAATCAACCGATTGACTTAGAAGGTGAAGACATACTCGAAAGTTTCGCGAAGAAACACGAGAAAGCAGAAGATGAGATCCGTGGTGGTGTTTGGTTGCGCACCAAGGTTGAACCAGAGTTTGGTTCGTATAAAGAGTTCTTCCCTAAGATGATGGATAAGCTAGCAAGCATGTCTATTGAGGAAGCCTCTGCCTATGCCAAAAATGTTAGAAAAGAAATGATCTCTTCGACTAACTATGCGACTGCAATCTGGTCTGGTATTGCTGGGTTCTATGGTCGATATCCTCGCATCCCATATGGTCGTGCGACAGCATACACCGATCATCATCGTGAGGAGTTTGAGAAGTGTTATCCGTTTGCGCGTCGACTCGACAAAGTATTCCGTGAGTTGCTGCCAAGTCGATACGGTAGTCAGAAAGGGTTTGCGGATCAACTTGATAACAAGTTCTTGATTGGCGAGGACACAACCTTTACCACGATTACCGTCAACACCACCACTAGCGACCGTAATGCTCGGATGGCATGTCACCGAGATGCTGGGTCACTTAACGAAGGGTTCTCGAACCTGACTGTGATCAGCGATGGTAAGAAAGACTGGAAGGGTGGATACCTCGTTACGCCAGAGGTTCGTGCCGCAATTAATGTCCGTCCAGGCGACCTACTTCTGATCGATAACATGCGTATCATTCACGGCAATACTCCTATCGAGGCACCAGACTCCGGTGTAGATGATCTACTGCGTATGTCGCTCGTGTTCTACTTCCGTGAGGATATGATGAAACTCGGTTCTTGGGACTATGAGCATCTACGTCGTGATTATGTCGACGACCGTCGTAAAAACGAAGACCATAGACTCTGGAGACCATATTGGAATGGCGTTTCTCCAAGTATGTGGGGTGAAGAAGAATGGTATGATTACTTGACTCAACGCGGTGGAGAGGATATGCTTCGTCTCTATCATCCTGAAGCAGTTGCGATGAAAGAAGAGATATCACTTGAGGAGTTTTTTGTATGAAAAAGAATAGTCAGACAGAAGGGTTGCAATACAGGTATGTCCCGCCACCAGAAGAACTTAGAACCCTGACTGTATTCGGAACAAAAGAAGTCGCTCAAGCGAGATGCACTAAATGTAAGGAAATTAAAAACATTGGTGAATACTACCACGTTGGTCCGATCAGAGCAAAGGTAAGAAAGTCATGGTGCACAGTTTGTCATAATAAAGATACAACGCAAAGGTCTAAGGACGCTGGGTATAAAACAAAAGAATATCACAGGGCCCGTCAGACAACCGTTGAATTGTCTGAAAAAAGATTAAGAGAATATACTGAAGATATTATGACTTTAGAAAGGTTTTTCGAATGAAAATATTTTACATCATTGGTATGCCTGGAACTGGTAAGTCAACTATCATGAAAGAACTGATGGGTCGGTTTAATGCTTGGAAACAAGAGCGAGTTGTTGAGTTGCTTGATACTCATGTGACAGGAAACCTGCGTGTTCTGGGTAAGTATGAAGACGACAACGAAGGGACTTTCGACGGCACTGACAGGTTAAGTATGGCAGTGCCACCTAGAGCAGTAGACTGGATCTCGACTCGGCCTGATGAATTCATAGTCGGAGAAGGCGACCGACTCAACAATAAGACATTTTTCCATTGTTGTGAACCTCACCTAACCATAGTGCACATAACTTCCTCCAAAGAGGAACGTGAACGTCGGTATGAGAAGAGAGGGTCAAACCAATCAGAGAAATTCATCAAGACGACCCAAACCAAATGTCAAAACATCATTGAGCACTTTGGTGATAAGCAAACGGTCTTCGGTGAGGAGAAAGGGTGTGTTGTCGACTTCAAACACGAAACGCCAGAGGACACCAAGACTATTGTGGACTATATACTGAAAAGTTATAGATCATAACTAGTTATTCCAAATTAGTATCAGAAAGTTGTTGCCTAACTTGTTTTAATTATGTATAATTCCTTTGTAAATTGATGAGGAGTTGAGTGATGAATGATTTGAATGTTTGGACTAAGTGGGTTCCTATTTTCCCTAACGATACTCGCGCGAAGTTCGACGATAAGTATGTGGGGTTCGCTAAAAAAGATTCCAACGGTTTTAACATGGGCGGTTGTTATCTCTATGCTTATGATGAAACTGGAGAGATCATGAACGATACTCCTGATCATTTAGACCCTCGTGTTAAGTATATTGGTACTGGTGGTTCTTCTAAGGCTCGTGGAATCTGCTCGAGAACTTTAGACTTTTCAGGCACTATTATGCGAGGTTTGTCTCAGAAAAACCCTTATGAGAATGGAATGTACTTCCGTGCTATGTTTGGTGAAGAGTATAAGCGACACCTTTATGTCGCATACTTCCCCATGGGTTATGGTGATGCAGTAAAACTTCTCGCTCATGCGAAAGAGTCAGAAATGCTGAAAGAGTATAAGAGTGTTTATGGATCACTCCCTGATCTAGATGGACGTCAGGGTCCAGAGGTTATGATCAAAGAGTATGCAAAGGCATTGACTGTACAGCAGATGAAAGAGCACATAGAATGGTGCACAAAACAACTTAACCTTGGAGGTTATTGAAGAAAATGCCTAAGACAGGAAGAGGTGACCCGATGGTGAGAGCAGACGGACGCAATAAACCAGATCGAAGTTGGTACCCTGATAACTTCGATTGGTATTTAAAGTGGACTGCGTCTATTCTTATTCTTGCGTCACTAGCGATGCGTTCCGCAGGACCAGATTATCGCATGTATGACTTGACAATCGGGTTCGCAGGTATTATACTATGGACTTGGGTGTCTGTTATCTGGAAAGACCGTGCGTTGATTATGTTGAACACCGTTTCTGGATTTATGATTGCAACAACTATTTTGAGGGAGTGGTAAGTGCCTTATAATCACAGAGGTAAGAGACACCCTAGATCTAAAGTGACGAACAGAGAAGAACTAAGAAAAAATATCGAAGAAGATGTTGAACGATTTTTAGATGATGGAAAAACTATAGAATCTGAGATATCTCCACCTAAAGATCTCAGATTTGATCCACCAGAAATAAACACTTATGAACATAAAGAGTTTTTAAAAAGTAAAGGTTTTATTTGGTCGGAATTTAAATATAGTTGGTTTGCTCCAAGTGAATCTTCTTGGTTAGATGCTTACGAAACATGCATTAAAAATCAAAAACCCAAGTCTGAAGGAAATTGGACAAACGCAAACACATCCGAAGCTAGAACATCTAGATTTTTGAAAAGGTTCAAATAATGGAAAACGTAAAAGATTTGAGAGCTGACGGTTACGTCACAGAAGAAGAGATCCCTAAGTTCACACTAGAACTTGCCGGTACTGACTACAAGTTCAACGAAGATAAGTTGATCGAAGAATTCAAGTCTTATGTGGACGCTACATATAACCAACACTACGCCAAAGAGAAGTTTCAGGCGACTGAATTCATTATTGATGGCGGTCATGGTACAGGGTTCTGTATCGGTAATGTTTTAAAGTATGCGCAACGGTACGGTAAGAAAGGAACCGATAAAGATGCGCGAAAAGATCTAATGAAGGTTTTGCATTATGCGCTTATTCAGTTACACGTTCACGATAGTAATTAGTTTAGTTTTAGTCGGTTGTGCCTCAAGTGGTGTAACTAACACATATCGTTATGGTGCGGATGACTTTAAGTTCCTTGTAAAGGAATATGAGAATCTAAGCCCAAAGGTTAACTTTGTTTTGTTGAAGAACCAAGCTGAG